CTTCATATTACCTGTACCTGATGCTTCCTTACCAGCAGTAGAAATCTGTTCTGATAAATCAGCAGCAGGATATACTTTCTCTCCTAACTTGACACTATAGTTTGGTAGGAATATAACCTTTAATAGATCCTTTGTGTCAGGATCATTGTTTACCACCTCGGCAATATTATTAATGAATCTGATTATCAACTTGGCCATATAATAACCAGGTGCTGCCTTACCACCAAATATTACAGTACGAGGAACAATATTATCTATCTGTCCATTCTTAATTCTTATGTACTGTGAGATTACCCAAATAGCAAGTAAGTGTTGCCTCTTATATTCATGAATCCTCTTGACCTGTACATCAAACATACTAGATGGATCTACAGTAATACCAAGTTCATCCTGAATATAAACTGCTAATTTATGCTTCCCAAGTAACTTTGTCTCACCTATCTTCCTATTAAGTTCTGGATCATATTGCTTCTCTTCCAACTTCTTAAGTAAATCCATATTGGTTACCCAATCTGAACCAGCATATTCATCAAGAACTTCAGTAAGTGGAGAATTAGAATGTGCTAACCATCTACGTGGGGTAACACCATTAGTCACATTAGTAAACTTATTAGGCCATAGATCAGAAAATTCTGGCATCAATTGTGTCTTAACTAATTCTGAATGTAATTCAGCAACACCATTAACATGATGAGATCCTACGGTAGCAAGATGTGCCATACGTACTGCCTTATTACCATGTTCATCAATGATGGACATCTTTTCCAAAATCTCATCATTACCAGGATAATGAAGTCTTACTGTTTGTAAGAATCTACGATTAATCTCATATATGATTTCTAAATGTCTTGGAAGTAAATCACCAAATAATTTAAGATCCCACTTCTCTAATGCTTCTGGCATTAAAGTGTGATTAGTATATGCAACAGACTTAGTTACTATCTCCCATGCTGGTTCCCATTCCATATGACGGTCATCAACCAACAACCTCATCATTTCTGCTACTGCAACAGCAGGATGAGTATCATTCAATTGAACCTGATAATGTTCTGGAAAATGTTCTACTGATATATCACGTTTCTCTAAACTTCTAAACATATCTTGAAGGGAAGCACTAACAAAAAAGAATTGCTGTTTTAATCTTAATTGCTTACCTTGATCTGTACCATCATTAGGATATAGAACTTTAGAAATAGTTTCTGACGTTACACTCTGTTCTACCGAACCCATATAATCGCCAATATTAAATGCAAAGAAATCAAATGTTTCAGTAGCATCTGCTCTCCACAATCTCAATCTATTACAACAATCAACCTTATATCCTAACTGAAGAACATCATAAGGTACTGCAATTACCTGTTCATCAGGAACCCAACGTACTCTATAGTTTCCTCTATCGGAAGTATATCCTTCTACCTTCCCACCAAATCCTACTAAAACAGACTCATCAGGATAACAAAGTTCCCAAGGCCATTCTCCATGCAACCAATTATCAGTAACTTCAAGTTGCTGATTATCTCTTATTTGCTGTCTAAAGATACCATACTTATACCTTATACCATATCCAGTAGCAGGTACTTGTAGAGTTGCTAGAGACTCCATATAACATGCAGCCAGACGACCAAGACCACCATTACCAAGTCCTGGTTCTTCTGCTAAATCTAATACTTGATCTAATGTTAGATCATATTCATTAAGTGCTTTTTCTGCTTCTTCCTTTAACCCTAAATTAAGAAGATTATTTCCCAATTGAGGTCCAATTAAAAATTCTGCTGAAAGATATGCAACTTCTTTCTGAGGTTTACTCTCAGTAAGATGAAATGCCATCATTTGATCTCTTACAGCATAACACAATGCCATATAGAAATCATGAGGAGTTGAATTCTCAGGACGTTTTCCTACAGTATAAAAAAGACGTTCTGTGATACCATTATACAAATTGGATGTCATACTCTCTCAATCATTATAAAACAATTTAGCACACTTATAAATTTTCTTCCTGATCTGTGAGGAGAGTAACACTATCTGATGTTGGTTTCGCAACACATGTGAGAGCGAATCCTTCTTCAAGTTGATCATCATCTAAAAAGAATTGATCTTCTTGATCTAATGTTCCTTCCACAATTTTCATACAACATGAAGAACATGAACCAGCTCTACATGAATAATTATGGTCTAAACCCGCTTCCTCAAGGGCATCTAAGATAGTAGTATCTTCATCGCACTCAAAGGTATTAGTTTCACCTTCGGGTGTATTCAAAGTTATAGTCGCCATTAGATTTTATACAATTCAATGTATTTATTGAGTTTCTTCTGGTTTTTTCTTCTTACCAATATTATATTTTGTTTCCAGGATCCAGTCGTTCTTCTCTTTATATGCAAGAACTTTGATCTGATTTAATGGAGCAATGTCAGTAATCTTATCTGCATTGAGGACAGTTATAAGACCCCAATCAGATAGCAACTGAATAATCCTATTACGACGTTGAACATCATTCTGAGTTAGATTGGCATGTTTACCATCCAATGCAAATAGTTCTTTAAAATGAACAATAAAATATCTTCCCTGCTTATGCAGTATATGGCAGGATTGATATATCTTCTTCTCCTTTCTGGATGCTACTCCAATTCTTGTGAGAGTTTCTCTTACTTTTAAGAAGTCATCTGGTTCATTCAGTGTGACTTCAATCATCTGGTCAGCAGACCATTTGACCTCGGGCTCGGCAATCATTTTGTTCCTCCAGTTTCAAATGTAGATTTTATAAAATTAAGTTGTTCTTTGGTTAGGATTCTTAGAGCCTGTTTTGCCTTTTCGTTACTATAACCATAATAACGTTTCACCAAATCAAGATCTTTAATCTCATCTTTGCGAAGCCAAGGAGAGAATCTCTTTCGCTTTCTCACACTATTTAGAAAAAACGAATATTGCATACCATGAGGAAGTTGGTGATTCAAATTCATCTCATTTGCAAATAAAACTGTGTCCAAATGTCCTGACATACAACGGTTAATAATGTATGCTGGATACTTAGCATCTGGATTCTCATCTAAGAGATTCTCTTTGGTGTGGTTGATAGAATTCAACCAATCTTTTAGTTCAATCATTTTGGTAGTTTCCTATTAAAGTTCCAGTAATCAAATTTTTGCCAGAGATAATATATTCCCATTAAAGTTCTCTTAATAAACTCATCAAGAAATATGAGTGATAGTAATATTATCTTTTCTCCAGTCATCGTATAATCTGAATATCATCATCCTCTGTCCAGAGTTCGACCTTATCTCTAAACCTACCATCTGCCTTTAACTTATCATATCTCTTACCTGCTTTCTTCTTCCACCACTTAATAATATTCTCAAGATAAAACTTATCCCAATTCTGACCTCTAATCAATTCCTTTTGTTCACCAAGAATCACTTCCCTTACATTAGAATATCCATAATCAGAAATATAAAATCTTTTTTTCTCTGTAAGACCAAATGCCATATCAATGGTATCATTAAATTCTTTAAGTTTATCCTCATCATTATCCTTCAAACTATTCCTAATAATAGAAATCATTTTAGTTTGTCTTTTCAATTTCTTAGACGATGCTTTATTATCAGTTAAAGGTTCATTATCATTCCACTCAGTAAACTTATCATGAAGACGATGAAATGCATCAGAATAAAGAGTAGGAATAAACTTACTATCAGTCAATCCTTTATGCCTTATGAATGGTTTGAGTCCATCATATTGAGACGAAGAACTACTAGATCCATAGAGAGATGTTGTTTCAAATAAAGCAATATCTTTATCAAATACTTCTTTGAGTTTCTCTCTCATAAAATGAGAAACACATATAAGAGCAAGTAACTTTCCACCCAGATAATTATATCCAAAAGGCTGAGAAGGAACAATCGCAAATCCCATCACAGTATGACGATTAAAGATTTTAAGATCAGGTGCTCTACCTAACCACTCATTTCTTGGTTTAGAATTTATTAAAGGTGATTGTAACCGAATAAACCCTACAATCTTATTACTATTCTTTTCATACACCATCAACCTCAATTCTCTACCAGGAATATTGTCCTCATTATTATGAGAAGAAACTGCTCTTAATAAATTCTTATAATATTCTTGTGGTACAGAATTTGGAAATCTATCTCCAACAAGTCTAATATCAAACTCCATATCTTCTGGATGAATATCTACATTAAAAAATTCATCCTTAATATCAAATAAAGAACTTGACTGTGTGATAACAGATTTCTTTACAGCACGAAGATACTCCTCCAGATTGGTGAAGTTCTTGAAATAAGTAATAAACTCATCAGCTGCCCAGATAGCAACTTCAGGTGGAACTTGATTGATCGTCATTATGTAAGTGTGTAGAGTTTTCTACATTGTTTTCAAATTTACCAGACATTTCATATGCGTCCTTGCTACCGCC